TCGGATTCAAGATACAATTTAAAAACGGTAAATACTACAGTTAAAGCCGTTCCTGTGCTTAATCCAATGATTGAAATTTCGTTCGGTATCTGCATTTTAACGCTCCTAAGTTATTGAACCAATCCCATTAAATACATCTACGTTTATAGTAGGTTCATAATAAATCTCAACAGTATTATTTAAGTTATTATAGCTGTATCCTGCGTATGAGTCGCTTGATTCAATACACTTAGAAACAAAATAATCAATGTCCTCTTGATTGCTGTTTAAATTTAAATTTATATTGCTTATTGTTATTGTTTGCATAGTTTTTAATTCCTTAAATTTAAGTAAAAATATAATTAGTTGGACTAAATATTATTTTACTTGGACTAAATATTTTAGGATAAACGGGATTACCACTTGTATTATTAACTGTTGAAATGTTCTGGTCATAATCACCACGCCCTAATTGATATAATCCATAAGTTGAATCTTGCTGACACATGTACAAATTAGCTGTCAAAGCCGATCCAGCATTTATTATTTGTGTATTGTAGTCTTTATTGTTCATAAAAAGATTTATATAAAATGAGCTTGATGAATAAGGATTGCCCAAAGTAAGTGATGGATATATACCACAACTTATTTGATTAGTTAAAAACATTGTTTTATCTGGAAATTCTTGTAATTTTGGACGTGTCAATAAGACCTGCATAGCATCATAATTCCAATTAACACTTGTTGACCCCGCCCAAAGAAATATTGTATAAATATCTCCAGCAACACAATTATAAGAATTATAAAACTGGAACGACCAATAATAATTATTTGTACACGAAATAGAACCAGTTCCAATAGTATTAGCCCCAACTCCTAAAGGGCTTTTAACCAATTTATAATTAACTGTCTGCGTTGACCCAGAAAGATTTCTGCCTGAAACAACGAATATAGCAGAATATATACTTTGACTTAATGATCTGTCGCAAGTTGGAAAATGACTATCAGCTATAGTATATGTTATTTGAGGGCTGCCGACTGGTTCAGATGTAGGCAATGCTGTTGGTGAAGCTTGATATGTCTCAATAGCACTAGGTACTGTAAAATTGATAGTTGTTGGAGCTAGTATTTTTAATTTTTTACCTGATGGCAATAATAAAGGCATTATAATTCCTCCTAATCTCTCAAAGGTATTATTGTAAGTAATAAATAAGCGTTTTTACTTAAAATACCTGTGGAGGAGCTATTATATAATAATACTCCATACATGGATGATGAATCAACAGCACATTTAAAGCCTCTTTGCATATCTCCATCACTTATGGCATGCCTTCCAACAAGAGTATATGAGCTGAAATTAACTGGATATTTTAAAGTCTCCATTACTGAACCAGAAGGATCATAAAGTGTATTATTACTTACACTTTCTAAAGCCGTATTACTCAATAATAATAACATTGGAGCTTGTAGAGGCACTTCTGTAATTGTTACTGATGTTCCGTCAGTAGTAAAATTAATTGCTGTCCCTCCATAAGTAGCAGCTACCTTAAAATCATTAGTAGCTGAATTAACTACATAATAAGTTGTTCCTGCCGTTAAACCTGTTGGTACAGCTGTTCCACCAAATTTAATCTTATTTCCATCAACTAAAGTATGGCTGTTTAAAGTAATTTTATCCGTTGAATTGTCGCAAGTAACTGCTTGACCGTTATATGCGTTAGTTCCAAATATTTCTCTTAGCGAAAAATTGTATAAAATACCGCTTCCGCCATTTTTTCTACCAACATTTGCTATTTCAAAATTAGTTCCAACCACATATCCAGCTGTGTAAGCTGTTGGAGTTGAAGGAATAGCAACAGTTCCACCAGAAGTTTTAAACGATACATCTATCTTACTAGTATCACAACCAACCTGCCCGATATGCGTTTCACCTGCTGTTATTGTTTTTATATCTACTTGAAGTTTACTTGTATCAATACATCCAGCTATTGCAATAAGCTTAGTTATAACATCTGTAGCACCTCCGCCTGTAGTAGCAAGAGCCGCAAGGATATCGTCAAGGTTTCCTCCTGATTCTACTGCATAATTAGTTACATTGGATGGAGTTAAGGTTTCAACCGTAGCGGCTGGCAAGCTTACTTTTAAAGCTCCATCTGCTATAAGGTTAACCAAATCATTAGTATCACTAATTACATCGTCTATTTTACTGTTTGTAGCTGTTAAATCAACGCTCAAATCTCCTGTTTCAATAGTTATATCTTCAGGATTAACAATATAAACGGGATTAACGGCTTGATTTGAATAAGGATTAGTCATTTTTAAACCCTTTCATTATTTAATTAATTGGTTTCTAAGTTCTTTAATATCGTTTTCATGCTTTTGTAAGAAGGTTTTATCACCTGTTAAAATAGCTTCTCTCAAAGCTCTTATTGATTTACGGTCTATTTCATCCATTTGTTGTTGTAATTTAATGTTTTTTTCTTGTTTTTCTTTTGATTTTATTAATTCTTCTGAATTATCATCTAAATATTCCTGATCTTCGTATTGTTTGCAGGCATATTGACATATTATTTTATTGTTTTCATCTCTTTTTATGTATGGCATCAGTTTTTACCTCTATAATCGATCCAACCACGTGAAATAATACTGAAATTATTTCCTGTTGATGAACTTCTATGCCTTATTTGGCTTGATGTATCGGTTAAAATATTAAGCATATAAGCATTATATGTGCTTCCCTGCGTTATCGTATTGTTTGCATCTGGTGTTATATCGGTTTCATAAGGTGATTGAATGTTTACAAATTGTCCTGAAGCCGTGTTTGTAATCCCCATAACCATTGCCATTGTATTAACGCCCAAAGGTGTACTAATAGCAAGTAGATGCGCCGATGTATCAGCCGCCGCCGCCAGTGATCGCTCAACAGGTCGTGTAAGCCAGAAAAAATTGTCTCCAAACTGTTTAAATGCTATTATATTACCGCTTCCATCAGTTTTAATACTTCCAACCCTGCGTTTATAAACGTAATCGGTTGGCATTGTTGGAGCGCTTGCTGATGTTGAAAATAAAATATCCGTTGTCGCATCTGCTTTAGCTATTGCATATACGTGATACCAAGTCGATGTCGCTTTGCTACCTGTATCTAAACCGCCTTGATTAGTTCCAGCCGCCCATGCCGCATCCAATCTTTTAGTTAATCCGCTTGCAAGATTAATCATAGTTGTATTTGTTGAATCTGCACAGAATCCAATCGCTATATCTATATCATTATTAGCATCAGAACCATTATTTGATAATTCAAAACCGCTTAAATAGTTTAATATTGGCTTTTGGTATTTCAAATACATCAAATTATCATTAGCCTTGTCAACATTGCATGCCGTCCCTGATTGCATAGCGTTATCAGTCCATGTATAAGTCATTTATCACCTCTTAATTATTAATATCCCATAGAATGCCAATGTATAGTTTTAGAAACCCTTGAAGCTCCATTATAAATGGAGTAATCAAAACTATTAACAGTAACATTAGTATATTTTACAAAATCTCCATTGGCTGCATTTTCAATGGTAGCAACTATTTTAGGCACTATATAATAAGTTTTATCAAAAGTTATAGTAGTATCTCCGGATACGCTTGAAGTCGAGTTCCCAGATTGTATTAAATCTGGAACATCAACAATAATATAAAATTGGTTCAATGAGCAAAATAAATTGTTAGGACTATTAATAGTTATTTTAAATTTATAGTATATAAATTCATACGTGCCAGCGTTAAACGTGGCATAATCTGTCCATGTTACATTGTCAACACTATATTTCCACTCTATAGTTAAGCTGTTTTCTGTGCTGATACTAAATAAATTATAATTAACAGATATATTACTATTGAGTGAAACGCCTAAATCATAAACTTTTGATTCATAAATAGCGCCATCAATGACATTAGCGCCCCAATTATTATCTAATTGCTCATAATATTGCCCTGTATTGCTCCAATTTCCTATATTAGCCCAATTAACAGAAGCATTAGGGATTAATCTTGATTGAGATACAAAGCAATTAGTTAATGTAGCGCTTGCATAATCTGAAATCAAGTCATCAGTTACTACAACATTACTATTTATATCTGTTATAGTTATTGCGCAAAGCTTAGCAGTATCGGAATAAACGCCCTTTTTATTTATAGCTTTTATATAATAATATTTAGTTCCAATCTGCGCCCCTGTGGCTGTATATTTGAAACCTGACAGCTTAGTCGCCACTATTGAAGCATTATCCCAACTCGAACCCTCTCTTATTTCATAAGTTAGTTCGCTAGCTGGTTCTTGCCAGAGAAATTCAATAAATGCTTGATTTTGAGATACTTGAAAAGTTAAAATATTAGGCGGAGCTGATAGATCACTATAAGCATTTACTATATTAATAACAGGCGCTTGGCTTCCAACAGTATCAACATAGATTGATGAATTATGCTCCTTGCATGTTAGTTCAATTAAACCATCTGAAGATTCAGCCATAGTAATAATTCTAAACTTTTTATTAGTGAAATTAAAAGCAGTAACATTTATTACATCTCCAATAGTGCGGTCAAGCCCTGATTTACTAACTTTAAATGTTAAAACATTCTTACAAGTCTTTGTTAGATTTAAATAAAACCATGCCAATCTTGAAGCCTGATTAAAATTAGTTACTCCATAACATTCCAATTCCTTGACAATCGGCGGATCATGGTCAAAAGTAACATATTCGGCTTGCGCAAATATAGCAGCATTGTTATTATTCTGATCTATATACTTGATTTTAACTATGTCATAAAGGTTTTCAAGGCTCTGATCCACTGAAACGATTGAACCTGCAATGATTGAGGATTCATCAAACGATTGTACCGCAGCTTCATCTTCTTCAATTTTTACGCCTATTTTGCCGTTTTGATAATACCAATATCCTCTGCAACATCTCAATATTTCATCTAACCAATCAATATTGGATTTTCTTTCATCAAGAGCCATATTAAAAGTAAATCTTGGCTGTTTAATATCGAAAGATACATCATTATTTATATTAGTAAATGCAGAATCTACTATAATGTTTGTATCATCAGTAATTGAAGAAACGATCCTTGTTTCTCCATTAATGACAATCATACATCCAATATAACAAGCAAGATTAAAGCTTGTGCCTGTGCCAGTTACAGTTCTACTCCCTGCCGTTGTATTAACTGTACCTACGCCATCAGTAGTTATAATATAGTCGCATATCTCCGCTGCATCTATAAAAGACTGTATATCAAAATTGTTTGTAATTGTTGTATCATCAAAATCACCTGTCGCAGATAAACCTAAACCGCATCCATTATACCTGCATAGAAAATCAAGCAAGCACCATATAGGATTATTGCTGTATGCAACAGTATAATATGTCGTGGTTGAATATACTCTTAGCTTTGAACCTTCTGCATAAGTTGTAATTGTGTAATTACTATTTACTTTCTCGCTTGCTTTAGCTGTTACACCTAGATAAGCTGTATTTTTAAGCCCTCCGACAAATAAAGATTTATCTGCCTGTGTTGCTCCAGTTACTCTATTATCAATTAATTGATCTGTAGTTCCAATATATTGGGTATATGAACAGCCTGAAAGCTCGTTAGAACTGCCTATCTCGATTAACGAAACATTATCAATAAAGAATATAGGAGGTTGAACGAACGAGGCGAGGCTAAAAGTGTATTTAATAGTTAAACTTGTTGAATTTAACGTGTTGATTTCAAATTCATAAAATTGTGTTTCAGTGTCATAAAATATATTATTTTTAGCGTTTGAAACGTCAGAAGTATAAACAGAATCAGAGCCAGATAAAATATTTAATTGTAAATGAGCATTTGCAGAGCTGAATTTACTTGCTCCATACTCTTTCCTATAGATGTTAAAAGCTATTTTATACTTAGTATTAGCTTTTACTGTAATAGTATTATATACATAGCCACCATTAACGCTCGTCGCTTCTAATTTCATTGAATATGATCCAACCGTTGACCATGTATTGCTTTTACTTGCAGTAATATCACTACTTGTTGTCCATCCTGTAAGATCAATTTCAAAGCTTCCATTGGTTATTAGATTAGTAGATGATCCTGCTACACTTGCATTAATAGCTATATCATTAATTTTAACATCGGTGAATTGATTAATTTCACCATCTGCAAAAGCTATAACCTTATATAATATACTACTATCTGAAGTATCTATTAACTGCCAAATAACATTACCAGCTAATTTCACCCGACCATAAACAATAGGAATACATAACTGGTTACTTGATTGCGTTTGTAATGAGCCAAAACCGTAAGTTGGAGAAGCAGAACTTGTTGTTTTTTGATGTTTTGGAGTTAATAAGCCAGCTCCGATTGTTGAACCTGCCATAAATCCAACATATCCAACAAAAGTTCCTATTGTTGTCCCAACAGCAGTTCCAAATAAAGCGCCGCCTATAGCACCGCCTACAAAAGCCCCTACTCCTGCCGTTGCCACCCCAACAGCTATTCCTAAAGCAATAGAAGCCAATACTTGCCCAACTTTACCCATTTAATTTACTTTTCCTTCTGAAAAACAAATCAGGACTATAGTTTGATAGTCTTGATATTCTTAAATCTTGATCTTTTAGACAATGAAAAAACTTGTCATTACTTGCATAAATACCAAAATGATTAAACTTTTTATTAAATATGATTAAATCACCTGCTTTTAAATCTTTGTATTCTATGCTATTAAAGTATCTTTTAACCTTTGGCATGAAATAAAATGGATTATCAAAATATTGAAATTTTGGTATTTCAGGATATAATAGATATAGAGGCATTAAACAGCCTAAATAATTGTCTATATCAAACTTTTTTCCGATATTATTATATAAAATATCTAAATTCATTTTATTTAAAGCCTTAAAGGAGAATTATGGAAGCATTAGTCACTAGACAAGGGATATTTACAGATAATTTTGTATGTCTGGCAAGCTATAGTTATTGGGAATGTTATAACAGTGTAGCATTTTCTTATGAACCTTATGGCTCGGTTATTCAAGATTGTCTAAAAATTAAATTTGAAGCTTTAATAATGAAATTATTATTTAATTGTGAAAATTATAAAAGAGAAATAACAAATAAAAATCATATTAATTGCTATATTATTAAGCTTTAATAACATTTGCATCTGTAATACTTGGAAAACCGTAAAAATTAGTCTGATTAGATAGTTGAACGCATCTACTCATAGTCTTATCACACCAAGTTTCACCGCCAGAATAACCGCATCTTATATCTTTAAACTTTTTAACTTGACAAGAGCAATCATAAGTAGGTCTTGGCGAAACAAAACTATAATCTCCAATGTTTCTAACAACATCAAAGCTAAATTCAGTATAAGATAGCTTTACATTATTAATTTTGCCAGAAAAAAGCTCTATAGGATCATCTATTATTGGCGTTGTGCAAGTCCATACCGCTGTATTATCCGAATTAGTACCGCCTAAAGTTGTTGTCCAGGTTGGTTCAGTCGTGGCATGGGTAGTTCCTCCGGTTGTGCATTTATATATATAACTATTTTTTGTCGTTGGACTAACATAAGAATTAAGAGCATAAGTTGTATTAGCTTGCCAATCAGCAGGAAATCCATTAAATATTACTTCTGAAATTGTTACATTTAAATTTGTTAATGTACCACCTGAATAAATCAAGTTTGAAATCTCTTGATTAATATTACTAATAGTTATAGAACATTTCTCGACCATAGATTCCATACTTGTTTGAATTTCGCCACGTTTAACCATGCCAGCAACATAATTAACGCCAGAGAGTGTGAATGTGGCTAGAGTATCATTTTCTAAAATGTTTAAATTGCCGTCCTCAAGCTCTAAAACAAGTAATGTCCTTGTTTTAACTTCTGATTTAATTATTTCAGCTTTTTGAGTTGTTGTTAAGCCTTTTGTCATTAGCTCGTAACCTCTACAAATGGTATACTAAACTCTGTATAGCCTAAAGCTAAATGGCTAATGTCCAAAGTATCAGTATCAAATCTAACTAATCTCGAAACACCATCTCCGCCAGCTTCATTCCCATCTTGGTCTGTTGCTTTCCATGTCCAATTAAAAGCTTCATACATGCCTTTTCTCGCTTCAAAAAATGCTAATATTGAATTAGTATCAGTATGGTTTTTGTCGAAATCAAGAACCCATTTACGTCTTGGATTTGTCCACCTATTCAAACGCTGTTCGTTCCCTGTGTAAAAGTCTTGAACATCTGTTTTAAACTCTGCACTAACTTTATAGGCTCGTTTATAGTTATAATCAAAAGTAGCTGTCATTGTTATTCCTTAATCTAAACGCCTTTTATAACTGAACGCAAACCGCCATTATTGTTTTTAACGGCTTCCCCGATTATTCCCTGTATTATATGTTTATTATCGACTAAATAAGCTTGAACGTCTCTACTATCAAAAGCTTGTATATTAAAATTAACTAAAACTGGTTGGGCTTGTTGCATTTGCTGTTGATTATTTCCTGTATAACCGTTTTGAATAAGGTTAAATAGGTTAGATTGCTGTTTTGGGTTTAAGATCATTTCCTGCCCATGGGCTATTATAGGGATTGCTTGGCTAAATTTACCGCCTAAAACTCCGCCAGTATCTAACTTTAAAGGATTGTTTTTGCTAATATTAACACTCTGTTTAGTTCCTGCGCCTGTAAAGGCTGGAACTCCAACACCGTTTAAAAATGCGCTTAAAAATGCTCCTGTATTTCCTGAAAAGCCACCAAGAGAAGAATTTATAAGGCTTGAAAGCCCATATCCTGCAACGGTTTTCATTAAACTAAATAAAATACTGTGCATAGCTTGTGCGCCAGTCATAGTATGATTTAATATGCCGTTTATAGCGTTTCCATAAGCTTGACCCATTGATGCTGCGACTTCTCGGTGAGAATCTGCAATAATTCTATTATTTTCATATATCTTATTTACTCTCTCTTGCTCGTGTTCTGCTTCTATTTGCTTTAAAATACTTGCTGATTCTTTAGCTTGATCTTGTCTATACTTATTTTCTTCAAGAATTTTATTATCTTTTAGCTCTTGAATATTTGTATAAGTTAATGTGTCCAATGCTTTAAGCTGTTTATTTAGTTCACCTGCTTTTGATAATTTAATTTTATTTTCTTCATCAGCCTCTTTTGTTTTTAATGCAGCAATAGCGGCATCTTTATTTTTACTGTTACCGCCTTCTATTGACAAAATGTCGCTTTGAAGCTTTTCTTTAAGTTTTAAAATAGCGTCATTAGTTTCTTTTTCAGAATTAATAGTTAATTCCCTTGTTTTATCAAGGCTATTTACTAATAATGTTTCTAATTCGCCATAATATGATTCTTTTTCACTTATTCCTTGATCGTCCAAATAATCCCTAACTTCTGCAAGTAGAACAAGTTTAGCCTGTTCATCATTTATACTGTCTAACGTAGCCTTGTTTTTTTCTGCTAAATCCTTTCTGAACTTTTCAAGCTCAAATTGACCTTTTGGAATATTATAAAGAGACTTATTTTTGCCATCGTCGTCTTGTCCACCGGTATTCATTTCAGTATGTTTATAACCTGCTCCGGTATCAATCCCGACGCTAACCTCTTCTTTAATCCTTTTAGCTCCTTCAAGCAAAGCTTGTCTTGCTTGGTCTTCTTTTTTCTGCGCATTATTAACTATATCAGAAACTTTTTGAAATTTTAAGCCATTATCCCAAATAGGTTTAACGCCAGGCGCTATTTTATCAGGTTGACCAGGCATTTTCATTGTATATTTTTCTTTTGCTTTTATATTTTCTATCTGTGCCTTGGTATAAGCGTCTTCAAGTGGTTTTAATTGCGACATTGAAAGAATAGCCGACATTGAATTTTTAACGGCATCAGTTAATTTGCCATATTTTTTAATACTTTCGTCTATTTCTTTTCTCAAAGTTGGGAATTTATCTATTAATTTCTGTTTTGTATTTTTTAATTCAAGGTTTATACTTGCGTTTTTAATCTTTTCAGAACTTAATTTATTGTATTTTTTAATTAATTCATGGATGCTATTAGCTTCTGTCCTGCTTGATTCTGCCGTATCATCTGATATTTTTTTAAGCCTTTTAAGCTGATCGCTTGCAGATTCTGCATTTTTAGTCATCTGATATAAAGCGAATCCGACTCCACTAATTGCAACAGCTAATAAAACCCATGGATTGGTAATTGTTGCAATAATTGATACTCTTGTGAATACTTTTATCTTGTCTATAACTTGAGTAAAAGCTAAAGACATATTACCCTGCATAATATTAGCAAGGATAACACTCTGCGCAGCTCCTAAAGCCATTTGAACTCTTAATGTATCATAAGCTTTAAACAAAGCCCTAACACCCATGACAGCCGCAACAGTACCACCAGCAATAGCCAAACCAGCGCCTAAATCCTTTAATGTACTTGAAATTTGTCCGGTTTGATCTTCAAATTTAATTAATTTTTCAATGCTTGTTTTTGTCGCAAGAACTAATTTATCAAGCTGATCTACTGCTAATTTAGCTGATGGAAGCATTTCATTCCCTAAAGCTAAAGCAACACCGCCCACATGGTCTCGTAAAGTTGATAAACGCCCAAACAGTGTCTTACTTTTTTCATCCATCATATTAAAAAACAATCCACCGTAGGAAGTTGATTTTTTTAGAGCTTCATCAACCATTTGGAAGCTTATTTTGCCCTCTTCTGACATTTTATATATTTGTTTTGATGTTTTATTGTAAGCTTCACCGAGTAATTTAATGATAGGTACGCTGTTATTAGTTAATTGATTAAGCTCTTGAAGCCTTGCCTTCCCTAGTGAAGCAATTTGACCATAAGCATAAGCAATAAGATTAAGCTTTTCAGCATTTCCTTGAGAAAAATCCCCAAGCATTTTAAGCTTTTCTAGCACTTCATCCTGTGAAACACCGTATGATACAAGCTGTGTTGTAGCTGTTGTTAATTCTGGAAATGTAAATGGCGTTGAATCAGCAATGTCTTTAATTTCCATTAACATTTGTTTTGCAAGCGTTGCAGAACCTAAAAATACTTTAAAATTAGTCTGAAAATCCTCAAATTGTCCTGCAGCTTTTACAGATGCCAACCCAACGGCGGTTAATCCTGCTGTAATCAACGGCAATGTTTTTAAAGCAATATTCCCGACATTGTAAATAGTATTACCAACAACGCCAAATTGACCTGCGAATACCCTAAGCTCTCTATGTGCCTGATTTATAGAGCTTGAAAATCTATTGCGGTCTAAATCTAAAATAACGCTTAAATTTCGATTATTTGTCATTTTTAATTTCCTAAAATTGAATTAATACTGCTAATACTATCTATTGCTTTTTGTCCTGTTAAAAATTCTTTACTATCTTGATTAAAATTTAATTGCTGATTATGAAAATTTAACAATGCGATCAATTTCTTAAAAGTAGCTGACCAGAATGTTTCGTCATCCCAATTTAAAATATTTACGGCAAAATAATAATAAGAAATATAGTTTATTGTTGTATCTGATGACTTATTTTTTCTACATTTTTTTTTATAATAGTTGGTTCCGGCTCTGGTAATGCTGAAACTAATGCATCTCCTAATGTTTTACTTATTGTTAATAATTCTTTCATATCCATGTTATATAAATCTAATATATTTAATTGATCTTTGATTTTTAATGGATTTTTGATGTCAAAATCATCAAATATCAATGTGCTTCCCCATATTGCTGCTATAATCATCTCGATGTCGCCTTCACCAAGCCCATTCAATAATGTTTGTTCTGATATACCTAACACCCTTTTTATTGCGGCGTAATTCCTAAGCGTGAAATTTACATCACGCTTTTGCCCTAACACGTCGATTTGCAAAATATTTGGAATTAAATTTTCAATACTCATTTTAATTGTCCTTTCGTTTAGTCCTTTGCTACAAAAATCCACCAGCTTAGATAAGGACGGATCTAAGCTGGCTTAAAGTATTAGTAATAATAAATAAAGGAGAATTTATTTAATTATAGTGGTATCTTTATTGCATTTTGGACATAAAAAAGTACCAATAGCGAAATCAAAATTAATGAATAGATTTTCATTACAAAAAGAGCATTTATATATTGAATCATTAATGTTTTTATCTTCTAAAGTATTATCAATATTATCTTTTTTAACCATTTTATGATGTTACTCCTGTGCTTGCAGCTTGTAGGGTTTCGTTTAAGATTAAATCAATTATTATGCCTTTTGTTACGCTGTTTCTTGTGAAGGTTTTTGTTGTAAAGAAAGAACTTCCACTTAGTGAACATTTAGCATAGTCGCCTTCACTGCCTCCAATCGGGCTTGCAGTAATTCTGCACTTGAATAAAACAAGGTTCAAGCTTGCACATGCCTGTAAAGAATCAACACCGCTTATTTGTGCGTGTAGTTGAACATATCCTGGGCTATTATTACTCATTAATGACAATGTTTGCTTCATGTTTGGAGTAGTACCAGAAGCCACTAATTGCCCACCCATAGCATTTTTAAGGACATCAAGATTTAATAAAGCATAATCTATAGAAAATTCAGCTTTTTTAATCTTTGAATGCACGTCAAGTATTACTTCATCACCTGATAGCTCCTTTTGATCATAAGTTAAATCTAAGTTTATGGATTTAACGCCCTGAACATCAATCCCTGTCCCGAGCGTATATGAGCTTGAAGAATCGGCTGTAATCGGGTATAAGTATAAATCGTCTACACCATATACATAAGTAGTTGTAGTTAATGGCATTTTTAGTTCCCTTTCAGTAATTAAATATCTGTAATACCTTATATATAAATAATTTGTTCAAATTCAATCTTCCAAACCTCTACACCTGCAAAGTCTGGGTTAAATTCTTCATAGTTTCCACTTTTAACATTAGCTCTTAAAAAAACATTATTACCCCATTTATTATTATGAATAAATTTAGCAAGTTTTATCCCTTCTTCCCTAAGAATAGCTTTAATATTTGTAGTATCAAAAGCTAAACATAAGAAAACATCAAACATATAGTTATTAATTAAATTTATACCGTTTGCCGTAATACCTGCTTGCTCAAAACCAATCATATCAATATAAATGCCAGGAGTAGCAGGATTATCTTCAAAATTGGTATCATCAGAGACAGTATAATTAGTAAATTCATCCTGAATATTACTAATTATTTCGGCTATTGCTTCGCTAAACTTAGTAATTGCCACGTCTTCTAATCTCCCATCTTAGTTCTTGTTTTAGTAATATATGTAATCTTGCCTCTAAATTACTGTATAAATCATCTAATACTTGTCTTGCTTTATCGTGAATTGGTTCTGTTTGCTTTTGAACTGGTAATCTTTCCCGACCAATTCTTTTATATACTTGCAAATGACTAGCTCCGCGTTTTGCAGGCACTATAAAAGCCGATTGTCTAAATATTTTAGCTGCTTTTACACCTTTTTTTAATTGTCTTGGATTCATTTTAATCAAGCTTATCGGGATTGTACCTTCCCAAATAATTCCTACCATTGAGCTTTTACGGCTTGTCCTTATTCTATTTCTTATTATTTTTTGCTGGATGCCTGTTTTTTGGCTTAAT